TTTCCTCCGTAGTGCCTTTTCTTTTTGAACAAACGCAAGTCATAATCCAATCTCTACCACGGTAGTCTCCTTTAAACTCTATTTCCTCTACCCTGTAAAACTCAGATTCGTCTTTATAATCAACCCTGACAAGTGATCCGGGTGTTACTGTTGGGTTAAGTAACGCCACAAATTTAACACCAAGCTTCTTATTTACATCTTCGCTGGAATCGGTATCTGATCCTGTCATGGGGTAAGGTCTATCTATCAATCCACTCGTCGGACTAATAATAGGAGCTGACTGCGTATCTGTTGACTCCACTGTATTTGAGTCGTTGATATACAACGTATTACTTTCAACCTTCCATTGAAGATTGTAGGCGTTGGCTATTTGGTTGAACATCTGTCTTGGCGTACCTGTTAAGGGATAACCGTAGATAACTTCGGACTCTAAATTTTTACCCTTATACACACCTTTGGCTATGCTAGTTGTCTTTCTGACAGCTTCAAACGCATCTTCAATGTTACCACCTTCGGGCACAAGTTCAGATATTATTTTATGGGTAAGCTCAGAAAAAGAAGGAGATAAATCAATTGTGGTTATTCTGTCAGTCCCGTTCTTGACTGTTGCAGCATCAATAACCTCTCCGTAGAAAAGCCTTACAAGGCTACCTGCGTACCCACAAGAAAAGATTGCAACTGGGTAGTCTGTTTGTAGAAATGTTAATGATTCGTCCGATAGATTGTACACCTTCAGAGAACACTTGTCAACCTTGTCCTTGTTATTAACTGACTTCTTTATTTGAAACTGAACCTGAAGATTGTTGATAGAAATACCATCACCAGTTGCAGAATCACCTATCTCTAGTGAGTACTCTCTATCAAAAAACTCCATATCAGGACTCGCTCTCGTCGTTGTAGATATAAAAGAACTCGTAAAATTCCGATGGTTTCTCTATATTACCCTCAATATCTTGTGGGTCTACATCTGTTATAGGTGTAAAGAAAAAACCACCCGACAGATTATCTAATCTATAGTCTGAAAAAAGCAACGAATTTGGTGTTAGCCTTTGCCCAGACACTAGCGTATTTTTTCTAGAATCTTTTAAAGTAAAAACCCAAGTGTCAGTTCTTTCTAAGAAAAGAAATTTTAGCTGATATTTATTCCCTTCTAGTGTGGTAGAGTAGGAATAAAAGGTTTCATCAAACAAGGGTAGTTTTAAATATTTTAAAGCCATGTATACCTCTCTTATAGTTAAAGACCAAAAGCAGCCGTTATGTCACCCAACGAGACATCTTCACCGGGAACTAAACTCCTGAGTACTGTACGATCATTCTCGCCTTCGTCAGCAGCAACCTCAACAGTAGACTTATCGCCCTTTGCCGCTTCTTCTTTAACTTGATTTTGTTGGTCTTCTGCGACATCAACAGGAACTCTTGTTTCCAGTAGTTTAGCAAAAGTTATTTGCTCAAGTGTAATATCAAACGCTAGTGCGTCACCAGTTTCTGTGGATTCCTTTATCGTTAAATTTGTTATAACAACATCTACAAGGAAGCTATCAACTACAGCGCCATCATTAAATTCAAATACCGACAATACATCCCTGTTTAAATAAAGACTTTCAAGTTTTAAAAATGAAGCCTTCTCTGTGTAGGAATCTTTTCTGTTTTCAGAAAGGCCAGTTACTTCTGGGAGTGTGTCCGAGAAGAATTGACCAACCACATCTGGAAGTAGATTTGTGGGATTGTCATCATTTGAAACTTGAATCTCTGGCGCAATATCGCTATCAACAACAATCTGACCAATCCCAATAAAACCCCTATCTTCAGAGGATAACCTTGGTTTTGAGAAATTAAAGTCAGCTCCACTCAAGAACCCAGTTATACTTAGCTTTGGGTTTTCTTGAGTTATGTGATCAGATATGACACCAAGACCATCTACAGGATGCTGGCTAACTTTACTGGATAGTGTTTGAGAATATTTTGTGACAACATCTAGATAAATGAAGTCACTGTTTTTATTTTTTAATATAATCAACCTGAGTCTCCTAAGTTATCATTAGTTTGTCGTAGTTGGGCTTGAATGTCATTTGCGTCATTGACTCCCTTAGTGACTTCCTCCCTATCTGGGTTGCCCGTAAAGTAGATGTTCTGCGTCAAAGGTGGTATGTCTTCCCTTGGGGTCAAAGGTTTTAGCGGAGTAAGTCCGTCTCTTATAGAAGTCTCATTATTTCCCTGCTGAGCGGAATCAAGATTCTCTCTCATGCTGTTTGTTTTTTCTGAGGGTGTTAGTAGATTACCTAGGTAGTTTGCTCTCATAACATACTGCTTAAATATTGGAGGCATGTTATTTGTTTTTGTTAGTAGACTACCTAGGTAGTTTGCTCCCATGCTTTTTGTTTTTGTTAGTAGATTACCTAGGGAGTTTGCCTCCTTACCAGCCTCAGTCCCTTGCTCTCTATCGGGGTTTCCAAGGGAGTTGAGGGTTTGTGTAATTGCCGTAGATCCTATTGGTGAGCCGGGAACAAAGTTATCTCTCATGGCACTTGTCTTATCTGACGGTGTAGCCCCTACAAAATCTGCTATCTTGTTCCCCAGCCAGTTTGTTCCCATAGCATACTGCTTAAGTATTGGAGGCATGTTATTAACATTCATGATGGAGTCAATCTCTTTCTTGACCCCAGCGTTTCCACCAAACACTTGTTGGTATACACGACTACCGTAATTTTTACCAAACCAATCCTGATCTTGCTTTCCTTTAAGCAATCTATTTCTTTCCTGTGGGCTGCTTGCCGAGCTAATCCTACTCTCGTAGTTTATCTGAGCTTTCGTCTTGCCACCGAGCATTACGTTAAGATCATCTAGTAACCTTATTGTCCCTCTTAAGAAATCGTTCAGCGTTGTATCAAATGATCCAAATAGTCCCTCACCAACCAACTGACCTAGATCGACGAAGCGATCAAAAACAGTACCTATAAGTTCAAGCAATGACTCAAAAACACCAAAAATATTACTCTTAGTGAGATCTTCATCATCGCCAAGCAAATGACCAATCAAACTATCTCGACCTGTCAGAAACCCTGTGAAGTCTTCAAGAAGTAGTAATACGCCAGAAATTACAGTCATAGCCCTAGTGAATGGTATTGCAAGTAATGTAGCAACAGTACCAAGAGCAAGTATATCACCCTTAGCCATGCCAATACTATCTGACAGGTTATCAATCAAAGTTGAGAGATCCGAGAGAAGACCTAAAGGAATTCTAAGCATAGCTCCAACATACTTCCAAGCTTCACCAAAAGCTTGTACCAAAGGAGTCATATCTTTAAAGAATGAAGCCATTGTTTTAAACAAACTAGCCTGACCTTTTTCAAAGCCAGCCGCAGAGAAAACCTTAACCATATCGTTAAATACGTTAGCCAGTCTTCCTTGCTCCGCAGATGAGTCTTTAATTGACTCTGCAAGAGCACCACCGACACGAGCTTTCTCCATAAGCAGTCTAGCGAACTCTGGAAGAGCTTCTAGAGAATTAACCTCACCATCATCCATCATATCGAAAAGCTTCTCAGTGTCGCCACCAGAGACTGCTTCAGCCATGATTTGAATAGCAGCAGGGAACTTCTCACCCAATTGCATTTTAAGTTCTTCTGAATAAACCTGACCTTTGTTAAGCATCTGCTCAACAGCTCTCATAGAGCCTTTCATGTCTTCGTCACTCAAACCCATAACACGGCTGTATTCAGCCATACCTGTGAAAATACCTTGGACACCGTCTGTAGACATACCTGCCGTTGTACCAGCAGCAGCCATTTTAAGGTAAGGGTCTGCTTGGCTTCTGTAGTCAAAACCAATTCTGTTACCTAGATCTTTAACAAATCCCAACTGTTCTTGACCCTGCTCCTTTCCTTGGAAAACTGCTGTAGCCGCTCTTTCCTGACCAATTAACTGTTGGTTTACTTGGTTAAGTTTACTAACACCAAAGATACCAGCAAGAGCCGGAAACATACCACCACGCATAGCACTCCCAGCACCAGCACCAGCACCAGCAGCAAAACCTACACGGCCTCCACCACCAGCACCACCAGCACCTCGCATACCATCTCGGTTTGCATCAGTCCTAACACGAATCCTCGTGTTATTCTCAACGTATCGAATAGCATCTTTCATTTCACGGAGAAGTGCGCTTCTGTCTATAACAAAATTACTTAAAGTTATTTCAGGAGCAATACCACGCCCACTTGCAACTCTCATGCGAGCTTTTAAAGCTTTATTAAGTCTGGTGTTGAAGTCTGCACTGAAACCAAAGCGAGATATAATTACTTTACTTCTTGAAAGAGACTCTATACCAGTGCGGTTTATAGCAGTCCTGACACGCATTGTTGTGCTGTTTTCAACATGTCTAACCGCATTCTTTACTTGTCGAAGAAGTCCGTCCTTGTCTATAAGGAACTTGCTTAAAGTTATTTCAGGAGCAATACCACGCCCACTTGCAACTCTCATACGATCTTTTAAAGCTTTATTAAGTCTGGTGTTGAAGTCTGCACTGAAACCAAAGCGA